GGCTGATCCCGACGACATCCGCTGCGCGTTGCTGCGTCTGTGGGCCGCGTGGGATTCGTCCAACATCGGCGCGCGTCCGGCGTACTACACCACTCCGGCGGTTGCCCGCTACCTGGCGTTCAAGCGTGACGCGCTGGGCAACGTGGCGTTCCCCGGCGTGACCGCAACGGGGGGCACGTTGGATGGCGTTCCGCTGCGCGTATCGCAGTACCTCGCCAATAACGGCGGTTCGGGTGGCGCTCCGTTCATCCTAGTGGATGAGGCGGAAGTCTATCTGGCCGACGATGGCAGCGTGACTCTGGACGTGTCGCAGGAAGCATCGTTGCAGATGGACGATGCGCCGACCAATGCGTCTAGCGCAACGGTTACTGCGACCTCGATGGTCAGTTTGTGGCAGACCAACAGCATCGGCCTGCGCGCCGAGCGCTTCATTTGGTGGGGCCTGCGCCGCACGGGTGCGATCCAGTGGATCGACGGTTTCCCGACCAGCTGCTGAGGGTGATTGGAAGGGCGGCTTGCCGCCCTTCCTTCTTGGAGGTTGGATGGAAATTGAACTGAATAACGGCAAGCGCATCACGGTGGCCGATGTGCTGGCCCGTGCGCTGGTTGACCGGAAGCTGGCAAAGGTTGTCGTTGCGGAATCGGCTGAAGAAGCCGAGAAGCCGAAGCGCCAGTACCGCCGACGCGATATGAAGGCAGAGGGCTAACAGTGACATTTTCGCCGGACGAACTTACGAACGAAGCCGGCGTTCGCCTGTATGGCTCCGGCTATGCCAAGCAGCTGAACCCGGTTCCGACTCGCGGCTGGTATCCGCTGATCCGCGAGCCTTTTTCCGGCGCGTGGCAGCAGAACCTGGAGGAAAAGCGCGGAACAGTGCTGTGCTATCCGACCCTGTATGCATGCATTAGCCGAATTTCGCAGGATGTTGGCAAGCTTCCGTTCTTGTTGAAGAAAGAAGATTCAAACGGGATTTGGCAGGTTGACAGGGGCAATACATCGTACTGGCCCGTCCTGCGCAAACCGAATCATTATCAGACGGCGCAGCAATTCCGCGAAGCATGGATGCTGTCCAAACTGATCCACGGCAATACCTACGTCCTGAAGAGGCGCGACGCGCGCGGCGTAGTTGATGCCATGTTCGTGCTAGATCCGTGTCGCGTGAAGCCTCTGGTTTCGGATACCGGCGACGTGTTCTATGAACTATCGGCCGGGAATCGGCATGATAGCGTGTCGGATATTTCCACGACTGAGAACGTGATCGTTCCAGCGCGCGAAATCATCCATGACCGATTGAACACCTTTCACCACCAGCTAATCGGCGTGCCGCCCCTGTGTGCGGCTCATTGGCCTGCGGTGAAGAACCTGAAGATTCTGCGCACTAGCGCGGAGTTTTTTGAGAACAAGGCGCAGCCTGGCGGCATTCTGACCGCGCCTGCCGGCATGTCGGACGACGACGCTGTGCGCGTGCAAAACTTCTGGCAGCAGAACTATACGGGTCAGAACGCTGGCAAGGTTGCCGTTATTGGCGCCGATCTGAAATATCAAGGATTCGCAACATCAGCGGCGGATTCACAGCTTGTTGAACAGATGCGCTATTCAGACGAGCAGATTTGCCAGCCGTTCGGTATTCCGCCATTCATCATCGGAATCGGCACTATCCCTGCGGGGATGAAGGTCGATGACATGGCGAATATGTACTACCAGTTCGCCTTGCAAGCGCACATAGAAGCCATGGAATATCTGCTAGACGAAGGGTTAGGCGTGACGCGCCCGCAGGGTATCGAGATTGACCTAGACCCGCTGCTTCGGATGGATCAGGAAAAGCGGGCGAACGTGGTAAACACATTGGTCAGCGGCAAGGTGATGATCCCGAACGAAGGCCGGCAGCAGTTCGGTTTGCCTCCGACTGCGGGTGGCGACACACTGTGGGGCCAAAATCAAGATTACCCGCTGGGGATGCTGGCAGATCGTGCGGAATGGGACCCGGCCATGCAACCTAAGCCGGAACCCACTGAACCAGTGGTTGACGCTAATAGCGAATCGGCGAAAGAGGAAGTGAAGCGGTTATCCGCTGAACTATGGCAGCGCAAGGCGCTGGAAGCGACGCGAGAGGCGATCAATGCTTGACCCCGTAGAGTTCGGCAAGGCGATGGCCGCTATCGTCAAGGATGCGTGCGCGCCGCTGCTGAAGCGCATCGAAGAATTGGAGGCTCGCCAGCCTGAGCGTGGCGAGAAAGGTGATATCGGCGAGGCTGGGCGCGATGCTGAGCCGGTCGCGGTTGTGGACGTTGTTGACGAGCTTGTCAAAACAGACGCGCTGAAAACGCTGGTTGACCTTCACGTTGCGGCAGCGGTTGACGAATATGTCAAATCCAACCCGCCGAAGGATGGCCGCGACGGCGAGCGCGGCCCGCCGGGGGAGAAGGGCGATCCTGGCGAATCTGGCAAGGACGGCATTGGCCTAGCTGGTGCGGTCATTGACCGTGATGGCGGGCTAGTGGTGACACTGACCAATGGCGAAGCGAAGTCGCTTGGCGTGATTGTCGGGCGAGACGGCAAGGACGGCGCGAACGGCAGGGACGGATTGAGCGTGTCCGAGGTTTCGCGCACCTATGACCCGGAAGCTCACGAAGTCGTGGAGCGTTGGGCGCAGGCTGGCGAGCAAAAGGAGTTGCGCTATCCGGCTGGCGGCATCCGCCCCGGAGGTTTCTGGCGCGAAGGGCTGAAGTCGCTTTCCGGCCAAGCCATCACCCACGACGGCGCGCTTTGGATTGCCAAGCGCGACAACGCGACGAAGCCATGCCTTGAAAACGCCGACGATTGGCAACTGGCCGCGCGCAAGGGTCGGGACGGCAAGGATGGAAAGGTAGTTGGTCCGACTGAGCCGGTGAAGCTGGGATGATCGATCTTGTCACGGTTGCCGAGGCGCGGGCTCACCTTCGGATTGATGACTTCGATTCTGGCGGCGGCCCGGATGATCTGTGGCTGTCCATTTTCATTCCAGCCATTTCCGAAGCCGTTGCGCTATGGCTGAAAGACGACTGGCGGCTGTACGAATGGGAGTTGGATGACGACGGCAACACGGTGCTGGATTCGTCTGGTGATGCGGTTCCTGCAATTGATAGCAACGGGCAGACCACGACGCGGTTTGCCGTGAAGGCGGCCATTCTGGTCGAGCTTGAACGGCAATACCGTTTCCGTGGCGGCGAATCTGAAGCCGACGTGCAGTCGCACGAAGGCCACGGCTACACGCTGGGCAAGGGAGCGACCGCGCTGCTTTCGCCGTTGCGTAAATCGACGGTGGCCTAAGTGCCTGCGGTGGGTTCGGGCCAGCTTCGCCATCGGGTGAGCTTGCAAGCGCAAGTGCAGACGCAAGACCCCGACACGGGCGAAGTTCTGGTGTCATGGCAGACCATCGCGCAGCCGTGGGCGGAAATCATGCCTATGTCTGCGCGTGAGTTCGTGGCCGCTGCTGCGAATCAGTCAGAAGTGCGTGGGCGCATCACTATTCGCTACCGCGCAACGGTGAAAGCGGCGATGCGGATCCTGCATCGCGGGATGATTTACAACATCTTCGGGGTCATGCCTGATCCGGATTCCGGTATAGAGCACCAGACATTGATGGTGGGCGAGGGAGTCAATCAAGGCGAATGACATGGGCGATTCTGGCGACCGGCCCTAGCATGTCTCAGGCCGTCGCGGATTCCGTGCGTGGCCGTTGCAAGGTCGTTGCGGTATCGGATGCCTACCGGCTGACTCCGTGGGCCGATGTACTGGTATCGACTGATCGGAAATGGTGGGACTTCCACAAACCCGAGTTCGCAGGCCGGAAGTTCGCGGGTGTCGAGGTTCGCGGCGTCGAGCGTTTCCGATGGGCACATAGCGGGGAAAACTCCACGCTACTGGCAATGCGGGTTGCAGTGGAATTGGGGGCAAAGCGGATCATCCTGCTGGGGCTGGACTTGTGTCGGCCAGGGGATCATTTCTTCGGCCGTCATCACGAAGAACGATGGAACACGAAGCCAGATCGGATGGCGGAGTTCCACGGGCAGTTCGCCAGCTACCGCCCGCCCGGCGTCGAGATATTCAACTGCACTGAAGGCTCGGCCCTGAAGTGCTATCCAATGGCGAGATTGGATGAAGTGCTACCTAAACCTGCGATACACAGTTCCTGAGCGCAGGGCGAACTTTGAGGCGGGGCTAACCCGACTTGGCTACACCGTCCACCACGGATTGCCTGCATCTCCTGACGGCCTGCTGGTGACGTGGAACCGGGTCGGGCACGCTGACTACGTTGCGAGGCAATACGAAGCCGCAGGGCTTCCGGTCATCGTGGCGGAAAATGGGTTTCTGGACGGCTGCTACACACTGGCCCGGAACCGGCACAACACGGCCGGCATGTTCCCGGTGGGTGGACCTGAGCGATGGGACGGACAGGGCATTCAATTGGCCCCGCTCCGCACCGAAGGCGAAACGGTGATCCTTCCGCAACGCGGGATCGGCTCGCCGCCGACGGCAATGCCGCGCGACTGGCCGCAAGTGGCGCAGGCAAGGCATGGCGGGCGTATTAGGCCGCATCCCGGTAGGGGCATCTGTA